ATGCACCTAAAAAAATTTTAGCAAATTTTGAACTTTTTTTTGAAAGTGAGGTGCGGCCCCCCTATTTAAGTGGGGGAGGAAGCATCCCCGAGAGTGAGAGTGTGTGTATAAGATGCTTATGTGATCCTCCCCCGTACAGGAGACGTGACACATTGCGTGCCACACCAACATTATATCCTAACGGCACTTGCATTGCAACCTTTATTATTGTATAATTCAAATATGGCCGAAGATAACACAGATGCACTAAAGCCCTTAACCGGCAAACAAGAACTTTTCTGTCAAGAATTCATTAAAGATCTTAATGCCGTGCAAGCGGCGGTTCGGGCGGGATATCTACCTCAGCATGCAAAAAAGAATGCTTATACTTTTTTGAGGCATGCGGGCATATCAGCGCGAATATCTGAACTAAAGGCCGACTCAATGAAACGTACGAAGATTGAGGCGGATGACATACTGCGCAGACTTATACGTATCGCTGAAAGAACAGAACAAGAGGGCGATTATAATGCTGCCATCCGTTCCCTTGAGCTCCTTGGTAAACACCAGGCTCTATGGACTGATAAAAACATCACGGAGATTACAAATGCATTTGCTACTGGAAACAGTGACGAGGATATCCAACGTGATGTGGAGCGCTTACAAAAAATAGCAGCCCCAAAACTAAAAATAGTTAAAGGAAAATAACAATGGCCAAAGACAAAAAAGTTACTTACAATTATAAACCATTTACAACACGTAAAGGTAAAACAGAAACCATGAGTGTTAAAGATAAAAAGGTTGGTAACAAAAAAGTATCAAAAGTAACATTCGGCGAAAAAGCTGGACCAAAAGGTTTTAAACGTAAAGCAAAAATAGTTGACAAAAAAACCCCAGGAGGTGGAAGATCAACTGCAGTTTATGCATCAGACAGAACAATGAAAGACATAGGACCAGATCAGGCATCAGGTAAAGGTGCTAGAACATTAATAAAAGATTTAAAAAAAGACGCAAGCTCTGTTACTATTGGCAATAAAACTTACGAGACAAAAAACAAAAAAGCCAATCCAAATCTTAGAAAAAGATATAATTATTAAGGAGCAAACATATGGTTGATTCAACAATGAGTAAAATGCAAAAAGGCAAACAGCCTATGCTAACTAAAAAACAAAAAACTTTACCAGAAGGTTTAAAGAAAAAGATAATCGAATCTAAAAAATCTGGCGCAGGCTATTCCGGTACTTATAAATAATTTTTGATAGAACAAAAACCCCCTCCCCCTAAAGAAGACCCGCCCAATGCTCTAGATGAGTTTTGGAAACACTTGGGGTGTGATCCTAAGACGGGCAAACCATACAAAAGGAGAGAAGATGAAGGGTAAATTACTACAACCAAATTTAGATTTATACGATCCATCAAAGCCGATACCGGATTTGTGGAAGCACCTAGCTTTATGGGGGCACCATGCATATGTCATTGTCGAAGGAAGATAGAGACGCAGCAACCAGGCTAGCCATCATAACTGCGCGGGATGATTTACTTGCGTTTATTATGTTGATGAATCCAGGCTTTAGTGTGGGCCCGCATCACCGTGTATTGTGTGATGAGTTAATGAAATTAGAAAAGAATGAGATTGATCGTCTCATGATTTTTATTTCACCTCGTGCATCTAAATCTTTAATTACTTCTACATATTTTCCAGCGTGGGCTTTAGGACGTAACCCATACTGGCAAGAGATTGCTGTATCTCACAGTGATGATCTTGCAACTCGTTTTGGTAGATCTATTCGTGATATCATAACTTCAACTGCATATCAATCTATCTTTCCTAAAATAAATATTCGTAAAGACAACCGCTCGGCAAACAGTTGGGCATTAGAACATAACAAGAATCAAGCTGGTTCGTTTCTCGCGGCCGGTTCTGGATCTGGTATTGCAGGTTTTGGTGCCCATCTAGCTATAATTGATGACCCTATATCAGAGCAAGATGCTTATTCAAAGACTCGAAGAGAACATTTGAATAACTGGTACGCTTCAGGATTACGTACAAGGCTTATGCCTGGTGGTAAAATTGTGCTAGTGATGACCAGATGGCATGAAAATGACTTAGCTGGTCATCTTTTAAAGGCTGAAGATAGCGGAGTTATGGCAGATAAGTGGTCTGTTGTCAGTATTCCTGCCCTAAACACTACAGAATCTAGTAAAAAACTTACAAAAGGTAGGACAGATCTTATAGATCAAGGCTATTTAACAGAAGAATACCCTAAAATTAAACGTGGTGAGTCCTTTTGGCCTGCATCTGACCAGAAAGATGGGTTTTGTTGGACTACTGAAGAGCTTGTTCGTACTAAAAACAACACACCTGCCTTTAAATTTGATGCATTGTACATGCAATCTCCTACAAATGAGGAAGGTGGTATCATAAAAGACAAATGGTGGCAAGATTGGGACAAACCTACACCGCCTGAGTGTGAATATATTATACAATCATGGGATACTGCGTTTTCTACACGTACTACAGCCGATTATTCTGCAGTAACTACGTGGGGAATCTTTAATTCTGGCTTTGATATGCCAAATGTAGTACTATTAGGGGCAGAAAGAGGGCGTTGGGACTTCCCAACCTTACGTGAAAAGGTAGTTAGTAAGTTTGATCAGCATGATCCCGATACAGTATTGATTGAGAAGAAAGCATCTGGACAATCTTTGATTCAAGACCTACGTATGACTGGTATTCCTATACAAGATTACCAACCTGATAGGGATAAAGTAGCTAGAACTTATGCTATTACATCATTGTTCCATAACGGTAGAATTTATGCCCCCTTTAACAAAGCATGGGCACGAGAAGTAATGGACGAAGCAAGAACATTCCCGGCAGGGGCACATGATGACTATATGGATACACTAACACAAGCATTATTATGGATTCGTAACGGTGGGTACGTCACACACAAAGATGATACGTGGCTTGACAAAGCGGAAGAAAGTATTTATAATAGAAACCGTAGAGCATTTTATTAACAGGGAGACTTTAAGGAAACAGAATGGCAATCGAAAAAGTTATTACTCCAGATTTGGACACACCTACAGTTGAAATACCAACTGATGAAGATATACAATTAGACGAAGCAGGCAATGCAGAAGTAACATTGCAAGATGATCAAGCTATGGCTGAAGCAGAAGCAATGGGTCTCATGGATGACATGATGATGCCTATGGCAACTGAACACGATGCAAACTTGGTTGAGTTTATGGAAGAGCAAGATATTACAGAACTTGCTAATGAGCTATATGAAGGATATCAAACAGATAAAGAAGCTCGTGGTGAATATGATGAGATTGCAGAAGATGGTGTTAACTTATTAGGATTATCTTATGACGATTCTAGTCAGCCATTTCCTGGTGCATGCGGATCTACACATCCAGTTCTTGCACAATCAGTAGTTAAGTTTCAAGCAAAAGCTTTTAAAGAATTGTTTCCAACAGAAGGTCCAGTTCGTACTAGAATAATGGGAGTGCAGACTGATCAAAAAATGCAACAAGCTAATCGTGTTAGAGATTTCATGAATTGGCAAACACAAATTCAAATGCCAGAGTATGGTCCTGAGCTTGATCGTTTATTATTTCATACAGCTTTGTATGGTTCAGCATTTAAGAAAACTTATTGGGACGCAACTTTAAATAGACCACGTACTGAATACATTAAAGCTCAAGATTTTTATGTAGACTATTATGCATCTAATTTAGAAACAGCAGAACGTTTTACACATAGATATACACTCTCTTCAAACCAAGTTAGAAAATTACAACTGGCTAAATTATTTGCTGATGTAGAATATACAGAAGATGCAGATATTCCAGAGTCAGCAGCAGACGAAGCTGCGAACGAAGCAGTTGGTTTAAGTAGTCCTGGTAACAACAGCGAGCGAGTAGAAATCTTAGAAATGCATGTTGATGCAGATGTTCCTGGTTTTGAAGATCCGACTGGAGTTAAACTTCCTTACATTGTTTACATGACTGCGGATCAAAAAGTTTTATCTATTAGAAGAAACTGGGATGTAGACGATCCATTTAGAAAAAAGAAATTATATTTTACACACTATACTATGATACCTGGTTTAGGTTTCTATGGTTATGGTTATTTACATTTAATTGGTGGTTTAACAAAAACCGCAACTTCATCAATGCGCCAGCTTATAGATGCTGGAACATTCGCAAATTTACCAGGAGGATTCAAAGCTCACGGATTACGTGTCTTAGCACCCGATGAACCTATTGCCCCTGGTGAATGGCGTGAAGTAAATAGTCCGGCTGGTGATCTTGGAAAGTCTCTACAACCTTTGCCATTTAAAGAACCGTCAAGTACATTATTTAACCTAATGCAATATGTAACTAACGCCGC